TGCAAACAAAATTAACATTCTTTTCAAACACGATGAGGAGGCGTAAGTAAACTATGGAAAAATCGCTTTATTTTGAGTACACTGAGAAATGGTTTCCACTGCTTGTAAGACAGGTTGTTGAGAAACTGAATGAGAAGCGTATGAATGCTAACGCTCTCACATATCTGTATCGTGACCACTTGAACCCCGTATATTCGGCTGATGGACGTTGGGCATCTGTTACTGCGGAGTACACCCGTGTAGCTGCTGACGTTGTATCTCTCGACTCTGAGCTGCCATTGAAGAGCCGTGACCGCATCGAGACAGCTACGGGCTCTATTCCTAAGTTGGGTCTGAAACTCTATCTGACTGAAAAGCAGATGAAGGATTTGGATGCTATGATTGCGACCAACACCCCTTCTGCTCAGGTAGTGCAGAACCTTTTCGCAGACGTTCCCCGTGTCATCGAGGCTATCTACGAGCGTATTGAGGATATGTTCCTATCTGAGCTCTCTAGCGGCGTTGGTGTTTCTACACGTTCGGGTGGTACTGGCGTACGTATTGACGTTGGTTTCCTCGAAGAGAACAAGTTTAAGGCATCTACCATTTGGAGCAATGTAGAGAACTCTACCCCTCTTGACGATATTCAGCAGATTTTCGACAAGGCTTTGGCTGACCAAAACAACATTACCGATGTGTTTGCAGACGATGTAGCCTTGAACGCTCTGTATCGCTCTAAGCAGGTACGTGGTCAGTATGCTTTCAACCAAGGCATTGCCACTCAGACGGGCTCTAACATCCCCGTGTTGGACTTCGAGAAGGCTGGTCAGGTGCTGCAGACCAAGTGGGGTGTTAAGCTCCATCGTGTAGCACGTAAGATTAAGACTGAGCTCAACGGCAAGAAACAGAATCACACTCCATGGCAGAATGGTGTGATGACCTTTACTTGCTCTGACCAACTCGGCGACCTCGTTTGGACTAACTGCGCAGAGGCTACCCGCCCCGTTGCAGGTGTTGTCTATCAGACCGTTGATGACTTCATTCTGACCTCTCGCTATTCTCAGAACGACCCATTGCGTGAGTTTACAAGCTCACAGGCTATGGTTGTTCCTATTCTGAGCAATGTTGACCAGATTTACACAATCGACTCAACAGCCGTTGCAGGTTAAAAACTGAAAAGGTAGTAGAGTATGAAGATACAAGTAATATCTGAGTTCTACGACAAATTCCACACCAATACCCTCTTCCGTGAGGGTATGGTGTTGGATTTTGACGAAGCCCGTGCAAAGAATATCATTGCACGAAAATTGGGTGTAGCATATTCTGAACCTCAGAAATCGCCAATCACAGCACCCAAGGAGTATGAGCCAACCGCAGCACCCGAGCCTGAGCCTACGCCTATTATTAAGCTGACTCCCGAGCCTACACCGACCACAGAGCCCGAACCCGAGCCCGAGCCTACAAAAGAACCCGAGCCCGAGCATGAGCCAACCAAAGAGCCCGAGCCTACGGAAGAGCCCGAGCCAACCACAGAGGTTGCGGAAGAGGCTGCGGAAGATGGTGACAAAGTAGCCGAAGTTGCACAGACAGCCGAAACAGCACCTACCGAGGATGCACCTACCGATGTTAAAGAGGAAGGCGAGAAAGCTGCTGATGTAGAGGAGGCTGAAAAACCAAAGAGGGGTAGAAGAAGTACAAAGTAACATGACAAACAGAGAATACATTCTTGAACAAATGCGTGCTTTCGCTCCTACCGAGAGCGATTTGCTGAAAGTGAAGGGTATTGACCTTAATGCCGAACTGAGTGACTATGAGGTTACTGAGAAGGCTATGATACCATTATTGGCTGAGATGGCTCTTTCCCCGTTCATGAAGAGCGTAAACGAGAATGGATTTTCTGTGTCATGGGACATTGGAAAGATGGGTTGGCTTTACAGCTACCTATGCGCTAAGTACCACGTTAAGCCCGATGCGAACGTTCTAGCCGCCCTAGGCATGAGTGTGATTATTGACAGAACAAACAAGAGGTAATATGATGTACTATGCTCCACATTCCCTTTACAAGAAGGTGACGATGCAGACACGTGATTCTTTGAATAGGATTATCTCTTCATCGGAAGAATGGCAGTATGTATGCCCTTGTAGGTGTGATGATAACCAAACGGAAAAGTTTGAGGACGAGAACGGGCGTGTCTATATCCCTAGGTACAAAGTTGTCAGCGAGCGTGTTGATATCAAAGAAGGAGATTATATACAATGCCGTGTAACCGCTACCGATAAGGTGCGTGGTGAAGGTAGGGTTCGTAATTCTCCAAAGTGTAACTACCTAAACTACATGGTTTCATATGTCTGACTTAGATAGAGAGATTGAGAAATTCTTTGCCGATGGAAGACGAGAGGTGAGAGAGTATCTTGATGACTTAGGACAGCGAGCAGAGGATGCCAATGTTGCTGAGGGTGACTACAAAGACCACACGTATCATCTTAGGCGGTCTAACTACCATGAGGCTACCGAGGATGAGCTGATACTAGGGAACAGAGCTGAATACGCTAGTGAAGTGGAGTCTAAAGGGTATAATGTTATTGATAGCGGTGTTAAACTGATAATGGAAGAGTTAGGATGATTACTACGGAAGATATGGCAGTGATAGTTTCGCAGATGATAGAGGGCTTTGATATGCCTATCTACGTCAAGGGGCATATCCCCATTGCGAACATCCCACAAGAGGGGCGTATCACTATCCTACCGAAAGAGGACTCTGAGGGTCGTATCTTTGACAAGTGTTTCGTGGAAGTCAATTTCTTTCTGCCCGACATCGAGGGCGAAGCTGACATCAGACTTGATGACATTGAACGTGAGGCTTACCGCATTTTCCATGACGGATTAGCGGGAGAGTACAACGGACAGCATTACGACATATCCTATTCCCGCCGTTCTAGGGAGCAGAGCCAACAGCTAGGCTCGCATTACGTCCACTTTCAGATATTATTTGAAACCCTTAATACTTTATAGTGTGTAACAATTAAAAATTGAAGAGATATGGCAAAACCTTTTATTGGAATTAAGCAGTTGTGGTATGGAGACGTTCTTTCTTCTGACCTTGCTAGTGCTGCTGAAGTGGCGCAGCTTGTTCAGAGCATGAAAGAGGTCAAGAACGTCCACGAGGGAACATGGGGTTATTCGCAAGACGACCCATCCGTTACCGAGTATATCAATGAGCTTACGGGACAGCCCTACTATCGTGACAAGGAGAACCTTGGTGCTCGTACCATCACATTTACCCTTGGTGTCTATCAGTTCGAGGATAAGGCAGCATTGCAGGGTGGTGCGGTAATCACCAAAGGCGGTGAAGGTGCAGACAAGAACGATGAGGTCGGTTGGAAGTCTAGCGGTGCGCTTGAGAACGTCAACAAGTGTGTCGTTGCTAAGACAAAGACGGGCAACTGGATTGTCTTCTCTAACGCCTCTATCGTTGCTAAGGGCGACCAACAAGAGAAGAACATCGGTCTTGGTATCACCGCCGTTTGTATGGAGACAGAAACAAATGGTGTTGAGGCTGAGTACATGTTTGGCGCAGAAGAGGCGTAATTCTCTTTATATATTAATCGAGGGGGAGGTAAGCCTCCCTCTCTTTTTTATCAAGTAATATGGAAAACGGAGCAGATTTAGTTAGTAAGGCTATCCTTGGAGCTGAGAACAATACGGTTGTCGTAAATGGCAAGCCATATTATATCAAGCCGCCGACAATCCACAAGATAGCGGCAGCGGGGCTTTGTCTTTCGGCCTTTGACGGAGAGTCGTTTGCGGATATGTTCTCGATGATGAAGGACATGAACAAAGCAGCCGAAGCGTTATCATGGTTTATCGTTGACGATGACACTTTGGCGGAAGAGTTGTCGAAAGGTACTATGGGTGAGATTATAGAAGGTCTGTCAAAGGCTATATCATTACTTGACATCAAGGATTTTCAGAGGCTATCCGCTTTAAGCAAGAGCGTCAGAAAGCTGATAGCAAATCAGAAGTCATAGGCAACGAGACGCTTTTAGGACAAGTCGCTACCTTTATGGAGAACTTGCACCTATCGTATGCCGAAGTTGTGAACGAGATACCTTACCGCTATCTGTTGCTGATGGCACGTGACAAGCAGCATGTGGCTTATGGCGAGGTATGGGAAGAGGTTGACGAGGCTGAGTTCTTTAGACGGAACAATAGAAACAACCCATTTGCAAAAAAAGATAAAACAAAATAAATAAATGCCAAAAAACTTGCATGGTACAAATAAAATGCTTACCTTTGCAATCGTTTGGCAGTAAAAGTAAACTTGATAGGCATAACGGGACTCCCCGAATGAGGTCACACAAAGCTGCCAACCACAAGTGACTGATTTCGGGGGGTCTTTGTGTTTAATAGCGAATATGGATAAGAGGACACAGAAAAACAAGAGCGTTTCTTCTGATGAGTGGTACAGCTAAACGTTAATAAAACTATAGACAAATGTAAAAATGTTAAATTTAGTAACAAAGTTGCCGAAAAATTTGCAAGATAAAAATATTTGTTGTATCTTTGCATCATCAAAGTTCGATTAGAGCGTGAGAGCCACACGTTAGAAAATAGGCGCAAGAGTTATGACAAAGACTTATTTTATTTACCAATGCTTGATGAACGGCACAGAGAAGCTGTATAAGAGCGGCTTGAATGAAAGAGAGTCTTTAATGGCTTTTAATGAGCTTGATAGCCTTATCGCTAATGGCGGTTGTGGTGATGGCTGCGCTGTAAGAGGTAACTTGAACGAGCCTACAGATAAATATGTGGCTGAAAGATTAGGTTTGATTTAAAACGTGAGACACACGTAAAACTGTATATAGATATGAAATTAATACTTATATCAGAGGCATCGAAGTTGACGGGTATCAGCAGACAGACCTTGCGTAATTGGATTGACAACGGGTCGCTGCCACACCAAAAGATAAGCAGTACTTTCTATGTTGACAAGGACACTATCATGCAGCTCTTCGAGCCCATGACGGACGTAGAAAAGGCTCGTAGGGCGTTAGAGGCAGAGCGTGATAAGTATATTGCGCTGAAAGAAGAACAGCGGGCTTGTAACGACTATGCCTATGATGAGCGTAACATGAACAGACTATATGCTTTCAGTGTCAACAATGGTATTCGTAGCCAATTCTTTGTCAGCGTTATCGAGCTGATGAAGGCAAACGAGATGCTGACAGAGCGAGATGGTAACGTGCTGATAGATGTTGTCAATGGCAAAGACCTCAGTGAAATTGCCGCTAATTACGGCATGACAAGAGAGCGTATCAGACAGATTGCTGAGACAGCTATCCGCAAGAGCCGTCATGTCAACAATATCAAGGACAAGATTGACAGCATTAAGCGATATGAGGACGAGATTAAGATTTTGAAGACCAATCTTGAGACCTACAAGCGTATCGCATCGCAGGGCGAAAAGAATGTCTTGCTCAACGAAAAAGAGCAGAACATATCAAAGATGGATAGAAACGAGCTTATCCTATTATTGAACAAGGATATTCGTGACTGCGGTTTTTCTGTACGTACAATGACAGCCCTTGTCGCTTTGGATGTCAAAACAATCGGCGACCTCTGCGGCATGTCAAAGCTAAGATTCTTGTCTTGCAGAGGTGCTGGCAAGAAGTCGCTCAACGAAGTGGATTACTTTTTGCACTCATTGGGCTTAGGTTGGGGTATTAACGTAAACAATATTTTAAGTGTAACAATTTAAACTTTCAGAATTATGTCACACAACATCGAGATTAAGAACGGGATTGCTAGTTTTGCAGAGAATGGTCGTAAAGAACGTGCATGGCATGGTCTTGGGCAAGTTTTTGACAGACCAATGACGGTCAAAGAGGCTCTTGAGGCTTCTCATGCGGACTACAATGTAGAGTTAAAGGACGTTTTCGCTCTGACACCCGCCTTGCAAGAGGCTATGGCTAGTCAGTCTGTAAGCTCAGACCTTATCCTAGATGCTCTTATCAAGGGGCGTAAGGCTACAATGCGTATGGACGAGAACAAGCCGTTAGGTGTTGTCACCGATGCTTACGGCGTGGTACAGAACAGCGAGGCTTTCTCTTTCATTGATACCCTTTGCTCGGGGGGCTCGGGTGCTCCCGTTATCGAGAGTGCGGGTGTCCTTGGTAATGGTGAGCGTGTGTTTGTCACAGCTAAGTTCGCTGAGGATATCATTCTTGACAATAAGGGTGATGACAGAGTAGAGCTCTATATGGTGTTCACCACCTCACATGACGGCATGGGGTCTGTAAAGTGTATGTGTACCCCCGTCCGTGTGGTATGCAACAACACTCTTAACTCAGCGTTGCAGAACAATGTCGGTTGTCTTTCTTTGCGCCACTCTGCCCATGTCACACAGCGTCTTGACCTCACGAACGAAGAAAACGCTCTGATGGCTTGTAAGGCGTTAAATCTGATGGACGTATATACTAAGTCACTCAAAGAGCGTTTCGAGCACATGCGGCTTGTAAAGGTGGCTGAGAAGGACTTGGATAACATCATTGCTAGTGTGGTGATGTCTGATGAGGCTTTCAAGCTCTATACAGAGACGAACGGGCATAGTGACGTGCCTACCCGCACACAGAACATCATGAAGGGTATGCGCCTTGCCATCGAGAGCGGTGTGGGTCAGGATATGGGTGAGCGTGGCACAGCCCTTTGGGTTTACAACGGCTTGACCTCGTACTTTCAGAATTACGCTGATTTCCGCAGTGAAGAGACGAAGTTTGATGCTATCATGCAGGGTCGTGTGCAGCAGAAGGTATTCAAGGCAACAGAATTGATGATGTTATGAGTAATCTTTGTAAGCGACTTGCTAAGGGACGTAAGAATGTAGTGCGGGTAGTTCCTACTACTACCCGTCCTACACCCCCTAAGCGGTACACAAGTTTCAATATCTTCACGAGAGAGGGTGAGAACCTTACGGTTGAGAGCGACAAGCCCATGACCATTAATGAGGCTCAGTATTATTATAACGCATTAAGTATCAGTGGCAATGATTGAGAATTTCGAATTTAATGATATCGTGCTCTACTCTAAGGGTTGGTTAGAGCATAAAGGTAACACGATGATTGAAGACCTTGGTTATCTCTTTGGTCAGAAGTACGGCTATCGTCCGAAAACAGAAGAAGAGATTGCTATGCTGATGTTACGTGTGTTCGATAGCGTGAAAGAAAAGTTGGGTAACTTTGATATAGTATGCCAATACCATATCTTTGAGAACGAGGTGAGAAACAAAATGCGCATTATGGATGTCAGTAGGGATATGTCTATTATCTTGGTTGTCCGTAGCGTGCTGCAGAACCTCAAGCGAAACGAGATTACGCTGAATAAGCCGCATTACGGCAAGCATGAGTATTTCCGTATGGGCTCGTTGTTCGGTGATAATCCTATCTCGATGACTTATGCAGAAATGAACAGAAGAGCAAAAAAGATTTTTGGGTGATGGTGAGTTTGTGTGAGAATTGCCGTAGGTTACGAAGAGAGGCAGAGCTTTGGAGAGAAGAAGGCGACCCCATAGAGGATGACGATTTCAATCCATGCTTGTATTGTAGCTTGAATAATATAGGTTACTGATGGATAGAAAAGAGTTTTTTATGAAAATAATATATGGTAAGCGTTTTGATGATATGACACAAGAAGAGCGTGCCATGCACAGACGAACATTAAGTTATATTGGTTGTTATGAAACAGACGATTAGTAATGAAGAGATACGGGCAGACTACGAGCGTTTCCTACGCCACGAGTCAATGAGGGCGAATATCACAAAACAAGAGCTTGTGCAGATACTCAATCCCGTAAAGGTTTGTAGCGAGAAGAAACAAGAGGTTTTTAGGGGGTGCTGATTATGACAGAAGACAGAAAGATAACATTTGGCAAGTATAAAGGTGAGCCTATAAAAAAGCTTATCCTAACACATATCGGCTATGTGATGTGGTGCTTATCTAATCTGAGTTGGTTTAAGCTGACCGATGAAGAGCAAGCATTGTATGATGCTATGGCTATCGCTATTATTGATTCAGACGCAGAAACATCATATCCGAAAGAAGAGCTGAAGAACCATATCAAAGACACGTGGATGTTAATCACAAAAGAAACTCCTTTCAGCATAACAAGTAGTGGCAATGTATATTGTTCGCCTAAAGATGTTGAAGATTTTGGGATTGACAAGTATGTTCAACGTAGGATGCAAAGACCGAGGCGTTTGGCAGATTTGGCGGATTTGAACCGTGAAATGTCACAATTTGGTTTTTCTGAATATGACCATGATTACGATGAGATTTTTGATGATGCATTATATAAAGATTTATTTTGTTGATTATGACAGACGTAGAGATTAGATTAGAGTTGGCAAAAGTCGCATTAGCAAGCGGCTTGAATACCGATGCCGCAATGGAATATTACGATTGGGTTGTCAATGGTGTTAGCGACAAGATAAGGTTATTGGCAGCTATCCCTATTTGGGAAATTGCTGCAAAGACAAGTATTCCAAATACGGTGAATAGTAGGTGCAGAGAAAACAATATCTTTTCCGTGGGCGCATTGGTGCAATTTGGCAGAACAAACTTCAGCAACTGCAGAAAAGTTGGAAAGTTCACTGTTCACCAACTTGACGAAGCCTTGAAATCGTTTGGCGTAGAAAATTGGTAAAGAGATATGAAGACAGATTTGTATATAGGTAAGTTTCTGAGTTTCCATCTGACAACGTTTTGCCCTATGTGGGAGTTCCATGTATTGCCGTTCTTTGATGTCAGTTGGGATAGGATTCTGTGCGGGTGGCTGTGTGTCACCATGCAGATAAGTTTCACGCCAAACGACAGAGAAGAATATGAGTGATTTCGTTTATACAGAACAGACCATTCAGAGGGCACTCAACGGGTTCTTTGCTCATGGCAGCGTGAAATATAATGTCGATAACCTCTATGTGTTCCCATGGGAGTCTGATAAGCTCCTATGGACTAAGAGCGGGTATATCCATGAGTTCGAGATTAAGATTAGCCGTGCTGACTACAAGAATGATTTCAAGCATAAGCTAGAAAAGCATATTGTCCTCAGCTCTACCATTGCCAAAGATAAACAGAAGGTCTATGAGCAAGACCTATTCGGCAAAATGGAGAAGAAGTATAGGTATTGGGATGATGATGATATCAAACAGCACATCGAAAGGGTTGTGGATAATAAGCGACTGCCTAACTACTTCTACTATGCCGTTCCATATGGCATGATACAAGTTGAAGAAGTGCCCGAATATGCGGGTCTGATATGGGTAAAGGAAAATAGGCTTTTTATCCAAAAGAAAGCTCCATGTCTTCACAAAGAGAAATACACGGATGCCCAATTGAACCTCGGTGAGAAGTTCTATTATAATTGGGTCAGCACGAAGATTGAGAGAAACAAGGCATTGGAAAGGGCAGAGAGAAATGAACAGTTGCTCCGCAGTGAGTTGGAAAAAAGTGGTCGTGAGCTGTCTTATAATGAGCTGAAAGAAAAGCTAGAGGCTGTTTCAAAAAATTCGCAAGGGTGGATGGAAGACGCAGCCATGTATCGTAATCTGTACGAAAAGATGCAAGAGAGTGCTGATTTTAGCGATATGGAGCGTAAGATGCTATTAAAAATTATAAAGAAAGATAATCCGAATTTCAATTATTTGGATTTCCTTGAAGACGTAAGAGAGAAATACAAGTTTAGATATCCTAATAGAGAATAGTGTTATGGCAAAAAGAGTAATAATGTTCAGAGGATGGGATGCAGAGGGTCGCAAAGGTTGGGTCTATGGTGACTTGGTGCATAACAAGAAGGTCAATAAGACCGAGCCTTATCTTACTGATAGGTTAATGGTCGGCGGCTATGAGGTAGTCCCCGAGAGTGTTGGGCAGTTTACGGGGCTTTATGACTTTGACAATAAGCCTATATTCGAGGGCGATTTGATTTATACGAGATTTGATGATAAGAAGCCGTTTGGCTCTGTGGAATATCATTCAGACGGATATTTCTTCATTAATGATGGTAGCCCATTTGACAATCATTCCACATTGGGTAAGATGCTGAGACATAATGTTGATGGCAGATATGCAGAGTTAAAAGTAAAAGGTACTACTTATGATATCAGAACAGAACAGAAGAAATAGGCGTGAGTATATGCGCCAATACCGCTTGAAGCATTTAGAGCGGCTGAAAGAGGCTAACAGAGAGTATTACAAGAACAACAGAGAACGCCTTTTGGCTTACGGAAAAGAGTATAGGCGTAAGCAGAATGAGAATATGACCGAAAAGGACATAGAGAACAGACGGGCGTATCGCAGAGCCATGTATCTTGTATATAAAGAACGGCATCTTTTGGGGGCAGATGTTAAAGAAACCAAAATATGAGCAAAAATCATGGATAAAATTTGCAAATACGAAAAAATGTTCGTACCTTTGCAATGCTTGAAGGAAGTGAGAAGCTGGATAGCGGTACGAAAGGCATTGCGTTGCACCAAACATATGCAGATACTTTCGGGACTTCTCACCAACTGAAAAGTTGTCTCCCGAGGACTGCATCCAACAAGGTCAGAGTCGTTAGGGACAATTCCTAACGGCTCGCTTTGTTTTTGTACGTCCTATAAGACTCGAGACAAGGTTAAAAATGACAAATTCAAGGTTGCGGGATTGACTTTTGGTCAGACCGTTGTGTTGAACTTTTAAAATGAAAAGTAGAGTCGAGTACATAAGTCGTAAGATAACAAATGAGATAGTAGGTGAGACGCAGAAACAAAAAGCTGTGGCTCTTGCTCTCTATCTTAAGAAGTTATGCGGGCGTGGCTCTACAATCAGAAACTATAATCCATATAAGATACAGAAGATGGCTCGTATTCATACTGAGACGTTCAAGAAATATCTGCCTATAATGGTTGATATGGGTCTTGTGCGGTTTGACGGAAAGAACAACGAGCATTTGGTGATAAGTTGTATGCGCTCTAAGCACAAGGCACGAAACATTGATATTCATCGTTTCTCGTTCAAGTCTTTCAAGAGCGTGTATAATTCTCTAAGGGCGTTCCTTTTACTTATTCTGCAGCAACGTAAGGACTATGTTTGTCGCACGCTTCAAATTGCACGTAATCCGAAGAAAGGTCAGGATTTCAATAGTGCGAGAAAAGCAGTGAAGCGTCTCGTCAAGCAAGGTGTCTTGAAGTCGGTGTATGACAGCGTTAAGGAACTAGGGCTTTCTTACAAGCGTATTGCGAAAGAGGTTGGTGTGTGTGTGAGGACTGCAGAGCGTGTCGTGTCATATGCCTTACAGAAACGATGGTGTCGCAAGCAGACACATTTCCTTCGTATCGAGATGCGTGGTGTGAACCGCATGTACGTAGAGGGCTTTACCTTTACAACCCGCAATTACGGATTCATCGTCACAGCAAACACGTACACGTTGAGCAAAGGCGTTCGTCAGTCCCTTGGTATGGTATAGCATAGATGGTAAAAAATGATATAGGGGAAATGGAAGAAAAAGAGGCAATAATAGAGCATTTGGGCGCAGAGATAGTGAGCTCCTATGTGGCTTATACCGATGGCAGTAACGACAACAACAATCCGATAAGACCCGCTGGTGCAGCATATGTCATACTCGATAGCAAGGGTAATGAGGTGCATCGGGCATCAAAGTGGTTCTTGAACAAGACCAATAACTATGTCGAGCTAATGGCTATCATCAGTGCAGTGAATTGGATTCCTCAAGGTGCTAGTGTCGTGGTCTATTCCGACAGCCAATATGCCATTAACGCACTCAGTGGATATTTCAGACCGAAGACAAACCTCAACCTCATAGAGAAGTTCTTCGAGGTCAGTAGGGGTAAGGAGGTATTCTTCCAATGGGTCAAGGGGCATAACGGCAACAAGTGGAATGAGGTAGTTGACAAGATGGCAAATAACGAATATCAGAAGCTGAAACATGGTAAATAGAAACTACATCAATCCGATAGTGTTTAGAAACGCTATGAGACGAAACAGACGTGTAGAGCTAGCCGCTTTGCTGTGCGCTACCTACAACGCCTTCCAATCCTACACCCTTTATTCTGTATGCGCCAATAGTGAGTTCTCGTACACAGAGGCAGAACAGATGTCGGAAGAGTATAGTAGCATGTTCGGTGTTGAGATACCCACTAGTGCCTTTCTGCCTAATGCGGATAAATACTCTGACTTGTCTATTCATTTTTACAAAGAGTATTCGAGATGCTGTAAGGAGCTAGATGGTAAGGGGTACGACAAAGGTACTGTCGATGCTTTCTGCAATATGGTGTTAAATGGGGCAGAAGGCTATAGGCTTCAGATGTTCCGTAGCCTTAACGCCTTTGGGTTCAGTCAATCCATGATGACGTTCTACGCCTATGTAAAGGGTGCTGCTAACATAGAAGAGCTGAAGAATGGCATGGTAATCTTTGGTCATGGCGGTATGCAGCGTATGACACCGAGCATGATTAAACTCTTTATCCGCACAATGTATCGTGTGGTATATGCGTTTGAGGATATAGCAACTAAAAGAAAAGAGAGAAATGAAAAGACCAATAGTAGAAATCTTGAGAGAGCATAACCTTACCTATATGCGTGAGGGCAAGGAAGTGGTAAACTACACCGAGCAAAAAGACGGCAAGATGTGTCATAGCCGAATAGTCGTGCCACAGACGTTAGAAATTGAAGATGGGTATGAATACCTAGGAAAAACGTTTGTTGACAAGTATGATAGGTATGAAGAGAGAAATGGATTTGCAAGACCTAGAGGTGCGTGTGTCACCTTAAATCTGTGCGAGTGCATGTTTAGCAATAACAAGCCGCTATTCGTAGATATAGACCAACATATAGAAGAAATGAAAGAGCGTGTCTATATTGGTATTCTTCTCACTGTCTGCAAACATCATATCCTTACTGATGGCAAAATACAGATAGGTGTAGAGTGGTTAGGGCATTTTGTTTATGTCAAAGGGTGGATTATGACGGACTAAAACTTAAACAAAGTTAAAATAGATAAGATTTTTCTCCAAAAACTTGCGTGATTAAGAAAATATGCTTATCTTTGCAATATCAAAATTAATCCAATGCCGTTTAGGTTAAGGATATAGGTTAAATATTAAACACGAGAGGCACTCGGTAAAAATTGTAGCAATTATGGTAACACGTAATGATTTGAGCAGATTGATGAAGGACGCAGTTCGTTTCGTACGAGAGAACCACTTCACACAGAGCGAGGCTCTGAAGGTTGCATGGCGTAACTTGAAGCTCTACAAGAAGATGACCAAGGGGGTTGTCCGTTTTCTGTTCAAGAAGGTGGATAATACCTTTCGGGATGCCCGAGGCTCGCTTGCACATAATATAGTACCACAAACAAGCGGTACACGTAGAAATAACGATAGTCTTCAGACTTATTTTGATATTGACCGCAACGAGTGGCGTTGTTTCCGCAAGTCTAATTTGTTATTTATATTATAGTATGATAGAAGAGTGGCGTAATACAGATATCTTAGAAGGCGCAATACAAGTCTCTAATATGGGGCGTGTGCGTTCGGTTCGCTATTTTAAAAATAGGGGTATGCGTATTCGTATGCTAAATCAAAAAAATGAAAAAAACGGGTATCTGACAGTATCTGTAAAGATTGATGGTAAAATAAAAACATTTAAGGTGCATAGGCTTGTTGCTATGGCATTTATTGAAAATAAAGAAAATAAACCGCAGGTTAATCATAAAGATTGTAATAAAAAGAACAATGTTGTTGATAATCTAGAATGGTGTACTGCGAAAGAAAATATTGTTCACGCAGCCCTAAATGGTTTATTAAGTGTAAAACATAATCTATCAGAAGAACAGAAGAAAAAGAAGTCCGAAAACTTTAATGGTGAGAACAATATAAAAGCAAAATTAAAAGAAGAACAAGTAATAAAAATAATAGAAGAAGTACAAAAAGGCAAGAATTTGACAGAAATAGCGAAAGAAATGGGTTATCCAAGACAGACTATTCAAAATATAGCTAGAGGTAAAAGATGGGGTTATTTATTGCCAAAAGGTTTTGAGATACCTAAACGCTATGGTAGCAAAAGGATTGCGAAAATAAAAGAAGGTATTGTAGTAAAAGAGTATGATTTTATAAGCGAAGCTGAGAAAGAATTTGAAAACAAATCCGCTCACTCTGCTATTTCCGCTTGTTGTCGAGGGACTAAAAAAAGTTATATGGGGTTTAATTGGCAATATTTAGATTGAAATGAAGAAGGTATTTAATTTTATCGGCTATATGTTAGTCGCTGCGGGTGTGTTCTTATTTACGTATTGTTTTCTGTGTATTGCTTATGCGTAACATGAGTTATCGGGTTAAGGGTTGTGAGTGTATCACACCCTGCCCTTACAATAAAGGTGTGATGATTGGCTCTTTTGCTTGCAAAGGCTGCAAGGGGCATTTCCAACAGATGAATGGACTGAAACAAGTCTTATGTGATTATGACAAGGTTAATGTAAAATGAGAAAGAAAATGGCAAACATGAAGTCTGTAATGTTTAACGGGCACAAGATTGTCGCAAAGATAGAGGGTAACGGCTTGTATAGTTTCCTTATCCGCTATAAAGGACGAAACATCGTCTTCAAGACAACAGACAGCACTCTGTACGAGGATATTGACTCTATCGAGCGTAGGGCAAAGGCGGCAAAGTCGTATGTGTATGAGAGTGTGAAGGATATCTTTTATACGGGCGTGAATAGTGATATCGAGGTCGGTGGGCACTATGAATGCATCAAGGATATGGTTGTGCTGAAAAAGGTGTGCTACAAGAAAGGTGAGGTGTATGTGTCGGGTCAGAGCGGTTGCATAACCGACTGCAACGGGTGTACGTTCCACGATATCAAGAAAGAGGTTTTAGAAGAGTACTTTAAAAAGGTAAAATGGATAAGTTTGTGATAGAGCTGTTCTCTGAGGGTGAGTTGCTTTGTGACGAGCTCGTAGAGACAAACCAAAGGCTACTCAATGAGCAAGACCTAGATGTGTTGTGCGTGAACAAGGATAAGGGTATAACCTTTGTCAGAAGCTCTTTTGATACGAATAGCGGCTATTATGTGTCCGATGATGGGCGTTGGTGCTATGGTGAGAGAGAGCAAGCGATTAATGTAATTAAAATGAGGTATGGATATAAGAAGGATTAGAGTAGTGCCCAAGAGGTACGTATATACAAAAGAGCTAGAGGATATTGCCGTAGAGATGCTTAATCTCGATATGGCAACAGTACATTTGTATCTGAGCCAACGTTTCGGCATGCCCGACAAGAAAGGGTCGGTAGGCTATTACCTTAACTACAAGGATGTGATATTCCATTTCTATTTCCTTGATGGTGATGTGCATGTGGGTGCTTATATCGCCCCGAGGTACAAACAGACTGCAGACAGACAGAGGATTAAGATGCGTAACATCATTGCACGGCAGATGAACCTAGAGGGTAAAGTGTTTGTCGAGGACGGCAAAGCCCCCGAGGACTTGTACTATTCCGTAAGACAGAAGAATGATGCTCTTTTTAAGCGGGTGTTAGAAGAGCGTGGTGATACAGAAGAGGTGCGCAAGAGCCTTACCGAAGAGTGTTTGGAGGTAACATATAAGTGTCTTCCACATAGTATCTTGAAGTACTGCCCCGAACTAGAAGAGGTGGCACGTGAGCTTTTCAATGAGTTCAAGACAACAGCGGTGATGGGTGTAACATTGTAAGTGTTTAATAAAAAAATAAGAGTTATGAAAAGTAAAATTGCTTTATTCGGTATTTTGTTGTTGGCTTGCTGCGTAATGCCAGTGAGCACAGTAGTAATGAATGTTGAGTTTCGTCAAGACTGCAGCGGCTATCTGAAACAAGCGGCTGATGCCAACTCCGTAGAGATTGCACTGAATCGTATTGATAAGGCGTT